ACATGCAGAACAGTATCACAACACGGCCGGATTGAAGATTACAGTATTAAAATTGCCATTCGACAAAGGTAAACATATGAAAGATTTACTATTAGACCCAATAACTCACGACTTAGTTATCAAAAACCGTGATTTAGTACACGTTTCAGGTATAGATAAGCTTCGTCAAAAATTAAAGATAAAGCTTTTACATGTTTTAGGTGAATGGTTCCTTAATATTGAGTCTGGTATTCCTTATCAAGAAGTTATTTGGGTTAAAAATCCTAACCAAGCAGTTATTGAAAGTGTTATTAAAAGTGCTATACTAAGTACTGAAGGCGTGTTAGATATTACTGAGTTTTCTACAAACATAGACATAGTTAATAGAAAGTTATCTGTGTCATTTAAAGTAATATCAGATTTTGGTGAATTGGAGGATTCAATATGATATACGGTGTAACTGATCTAGGTTTTATACTAAAACGACTTGTTGACTTCAAAACAGAGTTTGAAGAAACTTTCAAAAATGTTTTTGGAGAAGTAGATGTAGATGAAGACTCTATTTATGGTCAATTTATAGGTATAATGTCTAAATTCTTTGCTGAGAATTTTGAGCAAATAGAAAAAGTGTACAATTTATTCAATGTTCTAAGTTCATCAGGAGTTAACCTAGATAGATTATTAGCTCTTACATTACATAAAAGACTTCCTGCTACTTCAACAAAAGTATACGTCCAATTTGAAGGAGAAGAGGGAACAGTTATACCAGCTAATTTTAAAGGAAGTGTCATAGACACAGGAGAACTATTTGACTTACCAAATTCAATAACCATATCAAAAGAAAACGCTTGCAGAGTTGAATTAGATATTTTAACTGCTGCTGACAAAAATTACAGCATCACTATAAATAGTACAAGTATAACTGTTAGTGGTTCAGGTTTAACAAGAGCTGAAATAGCCCTGGCATTAGTTAATCGAATCAACAGCTACTATTCAACAATTGCAAAAGCAGCAGTTATTGAAGGTTCAAAAATAAAGATAGATAGTTTAACTCAAGAATCTGTGTTTTCTTTTGATATTAGTTCAGGCAATTCTGGTGATATTTCATTAGACAAAATCTGGTCGCCAGGTATTTGTTATTCAGTAAATAAAGGACGCATATTAGCTGTGGCTAATACTTTGACAAACATAGAAACTCCTTACACAGGGTTAAACGCTATTTCAAATTTCTATGACGGTCAATTAGGTAGAGAAATTGAAAAGGATGATGAAGTAAGAGTTAGGAGAAACAAAAGTCTTAAAATAAACGGCGGTGGTAATTTAGAAGCTATTGCTTCAAAAATAGCTCAATTAGTAGAAGGTGTAACTAAAGTACTACCTTATGAAAACGATTCTGATTTTGTTGACAGTTATGGAAGGCCTCCTCATTCAGGTGAATTTGTAGTTGATGGAGGAGAAACTTCTGAAATAGCAAATCTTCTCTGGCAAAACAAACCTGCTGGTATACAACTTGTTGGAAATACTACAGTAACCGTACGAGATAGCCAGGGGTATAATCAAACATTTGGTTTTTCAAGACCTGTTACAAAATATGCGCATTTGAGAATTACTATTAATTCTTATTATAACGAAGAAGAATTCCCAAGTAATGGAGCTTCAATAATAAAAAGTAAAGTTCTAGAATTTGCAGAGTCCTTAAGTATTGGAAAAGATATTATATTACAAAGGTTTGTTGGTCCTATATACACTAACGTTCCTGGGATTGCTCAGATAACCATTGAAGGAGCAATTACAGATTTGCCGGGAGATACTCCAATATACGGGGAAGACAATATTGCTCTAGGTCCTTCTGAAATCGCAAAATTTGATTCAACAAGAATACTTGTTATAGAGTAGGTGCTGTATGTCATATAAAGAACAAGTTAAATTTTTAGTCATGGAGCAATTTAAAAACTCTTCTAATTTACTGAGTTTAATAGAAATATTTGCTGAAAAAAATGACGAAATTGCAGAAGTATTAAATACTGTAGAAAATTGCTTCGATATTGACACTTCCACAAAAGCGCAGTTAGATATGCTTGGAAACCTTGTTGGTGAAACAAGAGATGAGAGAAACGATGATGATTACAGAGTGGCTATCAAATTCAGAATCTTTCTAAACTGCGCTCAAGGAGTTCCAGAAGATTTAATTGAATGTGCAAAAATACTTACTTCTGCAAGTAAAATACAGTATATGGAAATATACCCAGCTAAGATTTATTTAGTAATATATAGTGGAAGTATCCCAGATAATTTGAAAAAACTTTTAAAAAGCATAGCTCCCATTGGAGTAGGTTTATCTGTTGCAAAAGGGAGTCTGAATCCTTTTTGCTTTTACGGAGATCCTCAAGGCAGTGGATTTGGAAGTTTAACTGATTTAACTAAAGGTGGAGAGTTTGTCTCTTTGGTATAGGATAGGAGGAAAAAGTGGCTAAACCAAGCAAATTACCAGAATTCGCGTTACAATTATTACACAATCCGGGCCCAAGTAGAGTTGATCCTGTAGATCTCAAAGATTCGGGGTGGTTAGATGGGCAAAAACCTCCTCGTGAATACTTTAATTGGTTGCATTGGATGTACTATGAGTGGCTTAAGTATCTAGATGAAGAAAATGATTCCAATGTGTCAAATATTCAAGACGCACAAATTGATATTGCAAACCTGCAAAATAGTGTTGACGATCTTCAATCAGATAAATTAGAAGAAACTACGGGCGTGTTTAATGATGCTTATCTTAAAGCAACTGCTGGTTCTTCAATCAGTATACCTATACCAATACGATGGGTTCGTCATGGAAATCTTGTAACACTTTCTTGGCCAACTACTAAAATTATGCTTTCAGAACCAGGTAATCTATACATAGAACGAGTAGGCACTTTTCATCCTTTGTGCGCAGCAAATACAGATGAAAACACGTATCTTAGACAAACTATGCCAGTGTGCGTGTATAGTAATAATGCGATAACAAGTCAGCCAGGGAGACTTTCTCTTCCTTATCACGGTCAAGATGCTTTAGGTTTGTATCGCATGATTGTTGTTGACGGTGTACCAACATTTAACCAGCAATTCCCTGCTGGAGAATGTGGAATACAGGCAGGTAATGTAACCTATGTATTAGAAAGTATTTCATAAGGAGTTGGTATGAATTTATACGTTTTAAGAACAAATTACAATGAAGAATGCACTATCGGTCTTATGCTGATAAACGATACTGTTTTTGGGTATACTCTTGAAGATGTCGTAAGACCTAATAACTCTCCTAAAGTGTATGGAAAAACAGCCATACCAAGTGGAAGATATCAAGTTATAGTAAACACTTCTTCTCGTTTTAATAGACCTATGCCACTGCTTTTAAATGTACCTGGTTTTTCAGGAATACGTATTCATGGAGGTAACACAGATAAAGATACCGAAGGTTGTATACTGGTGGCAAAGAAAAAAGTATCAAATACATGCATAAGTCAATCCTTGGAAAAAGAATTAACTAACATTTTATTGAGTAAAAAAGAAAACCATTATATAGAAATTCTAAATTCTTATCCATACAAGGGGGTTATATGAATAAAATTGCTTTAGCTTTAGCTATGAAGGTTGTAACTGGTTTCTTATCAAAATTTGTTAAAGAAATTGCTCAAGATATTTGGGATAGTTTGTGGCATATCGTTAAAGAATGTGTCATAGAAGCTGAGCGCAAATGGAAAGAATCTGGGACAGGGAAACAAAAAGCAGAGTTCATGGTAACAGAAGCTTTAAAGTTTCTAGAATCAAAGAAGAAACTCAACTTTATACAGCGAAAAGCTTTTAAACGAGTATTGACTTTTACTGTCGAAAGATTGATTGACCGTGTAAATAACGAAATTGGTCATGATTGGGTGAAGCATATTACTGATCTTCAAATGTATCTTGCAGGCATTATACCAGTTATAGAATAAATCCCACCAGCCACGTAGGCTGCCTCCAGAAAGAGCCCGAGGGCAATAGTGCCAGGGCTCTTTTATTTTTTGTGATTTTTCCTGTAATTATCCTTATATAATATCCACGGCAGTTTTAACCTGTGACAGAGTAATTATTCATAATCTCTCACTGCTACACCCCTGGCGTGAAATGGTTTGCCTTCTGCAGTCCATTCTTGAAATTCACAAGAAAGCATTTTGAAAAGAAGCTTTAGTGTTCCCCATTGTTTCCCACATTTGTCGCAAGGTTTCGTTACGTGAGAACGGCAATCAGGACTACTGCAAGGTTCAGTTCTCATATCATTGCTGAGATCTCTCCAATATTGCTTTCTTCTTTCTAAAGTCCCTTTAGGTCTTACATCAAACTCTTTTCCATTATCTGTTATACATGTAAAGATGCAAGTTCCTTGCTCTCTACCGGTTTCTACCATATATCCACCAACTATTTTGAACTCACCATCAAGAACAGGTTTATATTTCTGCAAGTCATTAGACCGTTTACCAATAGCATATAAACCGTCAGCATTTCTAATGATAGTGCCTTCATAGCCATCTTCAAGAAATTTTTTATGAAAGTTTTCAAGTTCAGTTACGTTATGGCATATAAAAGTTTGTAGAAGTTTTACTCTCCCATCAAAACCCCCTAATAATTTATGTCGTTCTTTGAATGGCAGAGGTGATACACAGTCATACACCCAATATTCTAAGTCCTTAACTGTAAGATTGTTTCGAATAGTTTCTGTATCCTGATTCTTTACAAGTGAAACAATATCTTGTAAACTCATGCCATGCAAATATATTTCGCCGTCAAGAACCAAATCAGATAAAGATTCAAGGTCCTTTGTTAAATGGTCAAGTGTAAATATATACTTACCAAGTCTTGACTGATACACCCTGGTTCCATTCTTTATATAAGATATACAACGCATTCCGTTTAGTTTCGGTTGCACATAACAAGGAAACTTAATGTACTTTTTTCTTTCTTTATATTTCTGTGCTAACATAGGAAGAATAACTTTCATATTAGCTTCTCCAGAAGGGTCTTCAGTATACCCTCTATCTTTTTGCTTTTTCCACTTAGAAGTAGCTTCTGCCAGGGCTTGTTCTTTTATTGAAGTCTCATTTGATCGGCCAATATTTTTGCCTTTTGATATAACTACCTCGTCAGTTTGTTTTGTACCATCTACATAGCCGTGTTCTGTTGTAATAACTGCATACACGTCTTGTATTTCCACAGATAACTTCCATTCAGATACTTTTCCATTACTAGCCTTCTTGTACAAGGTATTAAATACAGTTTTTTCCATAATCTTAGTCCTTTCAAGTAAAAATGATAAAAACGTTAAAAATTTCTATTTACTTTCGATATTTCGGAGTGTTTAAACTCGTTTTAAGGCACCTTGATTTTCGCGGTAGGCGTTTAGCTAGCCTAAAGCTACTAAACGCGACAGCGAAGCTATTTAACCGGTTAAAATACAATTTTGCTATTTTATGTAAGTCAAAATAAGTCCTTCCAGTTAGATTGTATAAGCATATCAGCTATATTTTTTCTAGTGCGTAAAACCTCTATCATCTTTTCTTCCACAGTACCTTTAGTTACTAGATATACGTTGGTAGTCCTTTCTGTTTGTCCAATTCTATATATTCGATCTTGTGTTTGATGGTGTATATTATAGTCATAGTCATAGCTGTAGTATATCGAAGTTGTGGCAGCTGTCCAGTTATTACCATATCCACCTGTCTTATCATTAGCTACTAAGAACCGCGTCTCATTGTTCTCTCTACCTCTTTTAAAAATCTCTTTAACATAAGCACGCTCTTCTTGACTAGTATCTCCATAATAAGTAAGCACAGACTTTGGTCCATACTCTTTTTCAAGAAACTTTTTAATATTTAATATATCATATGTGTAGTGTGTCCAAATAATCACTATTCCACGAGTTTCATCTAAAATTTCACCTAAAACTTTAATCTTATTTGTTTCTATTTCATGAAAAACTCCGTCATCATCTTTTAAATGTCCACAAACTAATTGATGTAAACGAAGCAGTTTAGTTATTGCTTGCTTTACTGAGACTATACTTCCATCTTTCTCTAACTCAACAATGGATCTTTTCTTTAATGATTCATAAAGTACCGCTTGTTCTTTTGTCAGTTCTACATTATAGTACATAGGTGGAAGGCGCTCAGGTAAATCTAAACAATCTTCTTTCTTTACTATATAAGCTAGCTCATTTATAGTTGCCCTTAATTTATCTAAATTCTTATAACCAGTAACATGCTTAAATGACTGTAAGTTTCCTTTTCTCTGTATAGTTATTTCTTGAAGTTCAGCATACTGTGCTCTAAAAGCATAATAGGACTTAAATCCTAAGCAGCCTTTTTCTAAAAACTCAAATTGTGCCCAAGCATCAAGAGGTCTATTATCAACAGGTGAACCTGTAAGTATCCTTCTAGCTCTGGCCATATCTCGAATTTTAAAGGCTGCTTTAGTACGTGCTGCATCAGGATTTTTTATAGTAGTAGATTCATCAACTACAGCCAGGGTGGTATTGGACTTTACAAATTCCATCGCTGCAGCAAATCCCCTAGGAAAAGCTAAGGCTTCAATATTCATAAGGAATATTCGCAGAATAGACTTAGGAGCTTTTATTGCTGCATACATTGCATCGATTTGTTTTTTAGTATTTTTAGAGGACCATACTCCAACTGCCCTAGGAACTATATCTGGTAAGTGTTCATCAATAGCCTCTACCCAGTTCATATAGCTACCGTTGTTACCGAAAACCATTAATGCATTTATCCAGCCATTTAAAAACATATAGCCGGCTGTATCTAATGTCACCTTAGTTTTACCTGTACCAAGATCCATTAGCAAAGCATAGTACTTCTTTTTTATATTTTTTGACCAACCTATCTGTTGGCATTCATAGGGTATAGTTTTGAATTTATAATCTTGTTCTTGCATAATTAACTCCTATATTGAAAAATAACAATTAGTGTTTGGCTGTACTATGTACAAATTCTTCTTTGCTCTTGTAATACCAACAAAGAATACTCGTACCTCATCTTCATAGTTTTTCAGCATAGCATTGTATGTCTTTATTGACATATCTGTTAAAATTACAACATTTTCACACTCTCCACCTTTGGCGCCATGAATAGTTGATACGTGTATCCTGGGTTCTTTTACAAAGGACTCACCTCTTCTTCTTGCAGCAATAAAGTATTCTCTATCTTCTACACTAATCTTGTCAAGAGCATCATACCAAAACTTATCTGCATTTTTTAATTGGCATAAGTTATGTATCTCCTTAAGTGTTATTAAAGAATCACTCTTTCTGCTAATAGTTAATGGCTTAGTATACTGTTTATTGGACATAAAAGACAGAACTACTTTAGCATCTTCAAACTTTATAGACTCACCTTTACGTAATCTTTCCCAATTTAAAGCAGCTTCTAAACTTTCAATATCCTTTGAGTTTTTAAATCTACTACTATAAGTAAACCCTGTATATCTTAAATACTCTAGAATCTGATTTATCATAAAAATATTACGCACTAAAATTAGCCAGTTTCCTGTTGACATATCTATATCATCTAGACTAGCAACCCATTCTATTTGACCTTTTTCTTTAGTTGCTTTATATTTTTTAGGTACTCTATTACGTATTTCACTTATTATTGTATCTGCTAAGTTATGAATACTACTTGGTAGTCTATAACTTTGCTTAAGTACAGTTGTGGGATGCTTTTTTGTCAAGTCTATAAAGTATTCAATATCGGCACCAGACCATCTAAATATTGCCTGATCATCATCACCAGCTATATAAGTTTTAGCAGAAGTTAAAGATAGTTTCTCAATTAACTTCCATTGTAATAAACATGTATCTTGTGCCTCATCTACAAACAAAACATCTAAGGCAGGTGTTACACCTTGATAAAGAAATTTAGTCAACATATCAGTAAAGTCGCTCAAGATATTTACTTTTTTATACTTTTCTAAAGTTTCTTTATAAAGATATAATTCATCTATACTAAAGTCTAAATTTTCCCTATTGTATGTATCTTCTATACTTTCACAACGCATTCTTGCAAGAGACTCAATAAATACAAGCTGATCGCCTTTTTCTAATTCTTCTACTGCATAATCAGAAGCACTTTTACCTTTAATAACTACACCTAAAATCTTACCTACTTCTCTATAGTGATCCAACTCCATTACATCATTCTTGGTCATAGCTAGTTGATAAAAGGCCAGGGAGTGTAGTGTACGAAAGAAATGGAAGAATTTTGGATTCTTATTAAAGCGCTTAGCCGCCCTGGCTTTAGCCTCTTCAACACTTTTCCTAGTGAAAGATACAAAACCTATTTTCATTGGATCAGTACCTTTTGATAGGTATTCATCTACTAAGTCTAGGAGGGTTGTTGTTTTGCCTGTGCCAGGAGGGCCTATTATTATTGAAGTATTGTTCATTTTTTTACCTTAAAGTAATTAATATTATTGCATGTATCAAAAGCTATACAGTCATGGCAAGGATTAGTCCATTTTGTTTGAAAGTAACATCGTGTACAAAATAACCTACCTAAATTTAAATAGAAATGGAACTTTATATGTAAAAAGAAGGCAAAACTTAGTAGCATTTTAAGTAACATAACTTTCTCCAGTAAAAATGATAAAAACGTTAAAAATTTCTATTTACTTTCGATATTTCGGAGTGTTTAAACTCGTTTTAAGGCACCTTGATTTTCGCGGTAGGCGTTTAGCTAGCCTAAAGCTACTAAACGCGACAGCGAAGCTATTTAACCGGTTAAAATACAATTTTGCTATTTTTTAATGACCGTTTCGTGTCTTCCAGTTAGATTTTGAAGTATAAGTATGATTAGAATACGGGTCAACTGTATTCTTATGCTCTATTGCAGCATTTACAGCCTTCCGTAAGTCTTCATCTAATACTTGCTGATCAAGGTACTCTGAAATATATGGGTAGTCATTTAAGTAAACTATATAAAGAGAATCCCCTTTATATTTTCCAAATGTTAGAATATATTTCATCCAAGATTTATCGCTCATGATTAATTCCTTTTATGCACAAAGTGAGCTAGCATGTCTACTAGCATTGTAAAAGTATAGCGCCTTACCCCTCTATCTTTTGTTATAGACTCCGGTGCAGCTAACATCATTTGAGAGGCTTCTTTCCAACACTTATGGATGCGTGGTGTAAGAGCTATAATATTTATTTTTAAGCTATCATAGCCATTAGTAACTCCAAAGTACATAGAGGCTGTATCTGTATACTCAGGAGCTTCTTGTGGCGTTATGCCTTTATTTTTTATGTATTCTGTTATTTTCACCAAATAGTTTTTTCAATAACAAAGTCATAATCACTTCCAGGAGTAGCGCCACCCCAGGCATGTGATCCAACTAAAAAACCATTTAAGTCATTGATGATGTAGCTTGTTACTTCTTGTAAGCTTAGAGACATAGCCTTGCTCCTTTGTTTAATCTGATGAATCAGTTAGGAATTGAAAATTACATTCTTGACATTCTGATATAGTAACGCACCTATACGTAGGATGCGGTTTTCTTTGTAGAATATGTTTTTTTTCCTCACAATCTTTAAGTTCTTTTGGTCTATCAGACCAACCATTAGAATACCCAAGACTTTTCATAATAACTCCTTATCTTCAATTGTAGGTACTGTAAACTTTTCAGTTGGAACTTCAAAAGCAGGCATTTTCCAAATATTAATGCCTTTACCTTTTAGTTTTATAAATGCATGATCACCACCATTTTCTCTAAGTATAGAACTTATCTGATGTATCTTAAATTCTCTAAATCTAACTCTATCTAGGAATGCATAAAAATCAGATATTCTAAAGTAATGAAAGCCATTTTCTGTCCAAGGTTTACCAAGAAGTATCTCATCTTTATTTCTAGCTTGTACTCGTGAAGTACAAAACTTTTCAAGATATTCAAAAAGTAATCCTCTTGGAGAAGCATCTAAGCCTGCCTCCACTATAGTAACTGTTTTTAGCAAATCTTGAATAACACTTTGCCATACATTTGGTTGCATAGGTATAGGCATAATATTTAAAGAATCCATGCATTTTCTTTGAAATTTACTTTGACTTTGTAAATCTTCTGTAGATAATTCTAATCTTCCGCAATCTTCTACATCAACAAACCATATAGGCGGTTGAGAATCATATTTAGTAAGATTAGTTAGAACTACAGAACCAAGAGAAGTACCTACACCAAAATCTCTTGTTCTACATAAATTAACATTGCAATAGTTCTTTATTGGAGGCTTATTACAAGTATAGTTATAATCTCTTTTTCGTACACTTTTTGCTATATCTTGTACTTCTTTAGAGGTTAATGGTGGTGTAACATAGCGCATATTATACTCGTCTAAAGCCATTTCCCAACTACTTGGTAATGTTTTTTTTAAGTATATAGCTAAATTAAACATACCATCATTCCTATGGCCATCAATAAAGCCAATATTTATTAAATTTTGCAAACAAGGTGGACCGTCTTTTATTTCTGATACTTTTATTAAAGTATAATTAGTAAATTGTAGTTTATTCCAACGAAAAGACTCAATAGCTGCAAAAAATTCTTCTATAGACATTGGTAAGCCATTTGTTTTTATTGCGAATCTTACCGTTTTTTCACATTCAAAATATGGCATATTTATCCACGCACCTACGTCACCTCTGTCAGATAGTATAGTAGACTGCTTAGGAAAAATTTCTGCATCACCAAAACCTATATAAGAAGCTATCATCTTTAATTTTTGTATCATCAAAGTAGCAGATACTGGTTCAGAAACAAAACAAAAACAATGTAGGCCTCCGCTCTTTGATCTACAAGGTATAATAGGTAGTCCATATTGATGGATTTTATTAACAACAGCTACTAAGTCTAAATCATATATGTCTATATCTATAGCACCAAAATAGCATGTATCTCCATCCATTATTGGTACTATGCCTAGTCCATTCTCGCCTTTTACATGTTTTATCCACAATTCTTCAGTAACTTCATCTGCTATAGTTGAAGGCTTACCTAGAATCTTATTTCCCTCTTTAGTATGATTTTTCAATTGATATAAGCCATAGGCTCTACTCAAACCTTTAAAATACTTCATTAATTTATTAACAATTTCCAACGTTTCCATATTTATCCAAAGGCTTTGTAAAAGTGGCTAAAAAAGCCTACTCTCTTTTGAAGAGTAAGCTATTAAAATTTACAGATTATCTTCTACATTTTGTCTTCTACATCAGAAATGTCGTTATTTGCACTTTCTGGTATAGGTGGCTCAGATACTTTCACATTACCCGCAGCAACTTCTGTATAGAATTTTTTTGCTTCTGCATAAAGATTCTTATCAGAAATCATTACTGGTGCACCGATTGAATAGCCATACCAAGAACCCTGGTCATTTGTTTCTTCAACTGTAGAAAAAGGGTAAATATGTGAGAACATTGGAGGAGTAATTCGCTTTCCACCTATTGAAACCTGCAGAGCCATCATTTGACTTAGCCACTTACGGCTTTTCTTTAATTGTGTTGAAGTGAAAGAAATAACTGCCTTTGCAAAAGACTTATCTTCCCGGACTATTAAGCAAAAGTGCTGTGCTGTTGGAATTATATGATTACCATTTGGAAGCACGTCTTTTTTCTTTTCATCCTTTGTAGTCCCTTCCATAATTTTTGCATCATAATGCACACCAACAAAGCCACCTCCGCCACTTGTTCCGCGAGGTATCCATTCAACATATACTTTTTGAAAAGCACAAGGAATAACATACATAGTGCCGCGGAAAATCTCCTGCGATACAGTATTAAAAAAGTCACCTTCTTCTGCATCACCAACACGGGTTGCTTTTTTACATTCAGGTGAATTTGTCTGCAAAATCTTAATAAAAGGTATAGCAGTATCCTCCGGTTTTACACTTTCAAAACCTGAACCAGTCATTGCATCCATTGCAAGATCATCACCTAGAACGGCCAGGGCGTTAGGGTTTGATTCCGCTACAGTTAAGGCTTTTTCTTCAACTGTTATATCATTCTTTACATTATTCTTTATAGCCATAGAAACAACTCCTTATGAAATTTTGGTTTTACGTACTTGAAACACTTTGAACAGGTCTTGTGGAAAATCTGTACCATTTTCCATTTGCTCATTTACAAAAGCCTTAAGAGTCTGAGGGTGTACAGTATCTTTATCTGTATACGTAACACCTTCCTCTTTAGCTAGCTCCACTAACTTATTGTGCTCTGCAGTTTCTCCTTTCTTGAACTTTATAGTAAGTTCATGCTTTATTATTGAATCATGCCCATTAGCTTTAAGCCAGTCAAAACAAGCATTCGCATTATCCTTAGTGATAGAAGCTACATAAGCTTTATCTACAGCTATTGTTCTTCCGTCCATAAGAGTAAACTTTTTCATTTGGAGTTCATCAAATAAATCAGGTATTTTAACTCCATTAATGACTTCATAATCTTTTGTAAGAGTTTCTAGCCTTTCTGAAAACCTCTCTATTCTCTTACGAAGATTTAGCATTTTTTCAACAAGCTCAGAAAGTTCTTCAAGCTTATTGACTTTTGGAATTGCTGATTGGATTACCTCAGCATCTTGTTCCATTTCTGACAGAATATCATTCTCCATAAGCCTCCTTTTTTAATTAAAATCGACACGCACTTCGTAATACGACTGTAATTGTCTATCCCATTTTAAAGTGCGTACAATACCATTGCTATATTTTGCTGCAATTGTCATAGCCATACCTATAGCAACAGGATCACCTATAAGTAATAGATAATCATTATTTGAAAACGATGCTAAACTAGTGTCTAATCGTTGTTTAACTTGTACTACAGACAAGCCGACTATTAATTTTTGAGGTAATAAACTTATTAGCTCACCGTATTCTTTAGCTTTACTTAAGTCTTTACCTGTTTGCTCTTGAACTACATAAACCATAATAAATTATGTCCTTTCTTTTAATCTTTGTATATAGCCAGTTATTTTATCTTTTATACAATAATTTAAAAACTCCCAATCAAAACCACCTACCTTTTTTAATACTGCTACTAACTCATAAGCTCTTTCTGGATTAGATGCAGAAAAAGAAATATGCGAATATTGATAAACTAAAATGCTTGTTTCATATCTAACCATTACAAATATTAAAGCACCTACTTTCCCTCTTCTATAATGCCAAACTATTTGTGATTCTCTTAATAGAGAAGTTACATTTCTTATAGCTTCTTTATTCGAACATACTTTCAATTCAATCCAATAATCTATTAAATATGTACAATTAATATCTGGCATACCCTCATCTGTACTATTTTCTACTCTTGAGGCATCACCTGGTAAATGTGCTTTAATTAAATTCCAAAATTTTTGTTCTGTTAAATTCAATATATACCTCCAAAAGCAGCATATCTTACTGCATCTTCTATATGACCATTGCTATCTTCTACTATTTGCTGCAAAAAATCTTGCTCTTCTTTTGACATATTTAAGTAATGCCTTTTAGGGTTATTATATTCTTCTGTAGGTACAAAAAGAAAAGCTTTTATGCTTACACTATTTACACTTGCAAGTATAGGTATTTTAGTAAGCTGAGACATCTACTTCCTCGCATTCACCCCAATTAGGACCAAGTTCTACATCTACACGTAATGGCACTTGTAATTTTAAATAATCTGCAGTATCATGTACCATTATATCATGTATTATTTTTGCTTGTTTCTCATTCTCAACAGAGTAGTCATTCTCATCATGTACAGTTAAATGCGGAATAAAACCTGCTCTACGACAAAGAACCATTGCCACCTTTATCATATCAGCAGAAGAGCCTTGAATTATTCCATTTAAAGCTCTATGCAAGAAATACCTTTGTATAGGTGTACCAAACTCTTTTAATGCCTCTTCATATTTCTTAGGTACAATACCTTTAGACCATCTTGGTGGTCCATAAAGATCAAATCTACGTCTACGACCTAAGAGTGTTTTAACATAGCCTCTATGACCTGCCAGCTTAGAAGCCTTATCAGTTAACATTTTTATGTAGGGTAATGCCTTATGGTACTTTGCAAAAAGTTTTTCTGCTTCGCTATCAGTTACACCAAGCTCCATAGCTAATTTCTTTTTACCCATACCATAAGCTAATCCTAAATTAATAGTTTTAGCTGGCTTTCTTTCTATATCAGCCATATCTGCAACCATTTGATGATAATCTGTCCTTGGATTATCTATAAACTTTTGTCGTGCTTCTTCAGCACCTGGAAAGCCACAGATATAACCAAAATGCACAGTTACTCTAGGCTCTTGCTGATTATAATCAAATACACCAAATTTGCATCCTGGCTCTGGTAAGATTAAACTTCTAACTAATTTTGCCATACGTTCATTTCTAGCAGGAAATTGCTGTGCATTTGGATTAGAAGAAGCAAAACGGCCAGAGCCAGTTCCATTTTTATCATTCTTTACTTGCCAAAATTGCGGATGTATTCTGCCATTTACAGCAAGGTCAATTATCTTCTTTTGAATAAAGATTGAACCACTACGATCTAATGAACGAGCATTAGCAACTGTTTTGAGGAAGTCATTTTGTTGCTCTTTAAGCCAATCTGCTGTAAATGAAGGATTGCCTTTTTCTGTAGTTAAGTATGGAATACCTAATTTTTTACAAGCTTCTGCTAAAGAGTCAGCAGACCATATATCAAGGTCAAAACCACAACGATGCCGAATTTTTCTCATTTCTACATCATGCTCTAATTGTAACATTGAAGCGACTTCTTCTGCTTTTTTTAAATCTACTGGTATACCTCTTATCCACATTTCTTGAAGTAAATCAAGAACTTCTGATTCTAAAAGAAATAATTCCCAAAGATTTTCATCATTTAAAAGTTTAAACTGCTGCTCAAATATACGTACCGGTAAATCTACATCTTTTATACCATAAGGTCCAACATAACGAGCAGGAAGCCGCCATAAATTACTTTTTACTTGGTTGATTATATTTTTCCTTTTAGCTTCTGGAGTATCTTCACATTTACCTTTTATCTTCAATCCAAGTATATCTATTCCTGCTTGATATAGAAGACTCTCATCTTTATGCTCATTAAAATACTTTACACCGAGAGCATCTAATTTAAAAGTATCCTGATTTTCATCAAGTAAAGGTTCAGCAACTTGCACATCGTATTTTGGACCTTTTACATCTACATCCCAAGCACATTTTAACCACACAGTATCATAAAGAAGATTAGCCCCTATTTTAGGTATATCTGGAGTATCTGATATATCTCTTAGCCATTTTATAGCTGCTTCAGGATTATCTACATTATCTTCCGGGTGCTTAATTGGAAAATAATCAGCATAACCATCATTTGTAGCAACTGAAAAACCTATTATATAACCGTCTTTCCTTAAAGCGCCTGGGCCACTTTCCTCTAGATTTGGATCATAAGTCTCAATATCTAGGGAAAGTACCTTTGCATCTTTAAGATTAGGATACTTATTAGATGGACGCCAGTCAGATTGTACTTTATCAGTGCTCATATTTTTGTAGCCATTTCTTTAAGGATATAATGTTTAGTTTGTCAAATATTTTATAAACAGTATCAAAGTCAATTCCAGTAAGTGCATACTCATGCGGCTCTTTGACTAACTCAGGATAGTTCTTTAATCTTATTAACTCAAGACTCAGTAAGTAATCTGGATGATTATATGCTTCATTCCACACCCCTGAATCTATTATATTTCTAGCTTTTACAGGACCAATTTTCGGTACACCTGGAATATTATCAGAGGAATCTCCAATAAGAGCTAAATATTTATCTAGCTCATAAGGAGGTACTCCAAATTTATTATATACATAATTATGATCTATCTCTTTAAATAAACCAGAACCTTCAGGACTTATCATAGACACTATACCTGGAGCAATTAGTTGCATTAAGTCTTTATCTTTTGAGAAAATTATGTATTTAAAAGAAGGATCATATTTTCTTACTACAGAGCAAATAAGATCATCAGCTTCTATTCCATCTTCAATAAGTAAAGGTATGCCAAAAGCCTGTATTAATTCTTTTATCTTAGGCAATTGAACCTTTAATTCATCCGGCATATCAGAACGATTCTTTTTGTACTCAGGGTACTTTTGATGCCGCCAATTAGGCTTTCCACTATCCATTACTGCAACCATGTGTGTCGGCCTATACTTTTGCATAATATTCATTAAGTATTGTGCAAAACCATAGCAAGCACCAGTTGGAAAGCCTAGAGTATTTCTTAGATTCGTTTTTGCAAAAGCATGATATGCACGATATATAAGTGCATGACTATCTAAAATATATAAAATATTATCCATACATAGCCTCTACTATAAAGAAACAAATTACATGAATTATTGTAACAGTTACTACTGAATAAATTATCTCTTGCACCATATATAGCCTCTATTTGCTGATAGCCAAAAATTTAAAACTTCTTCATAACCAGAGTGGGCTTCTTCAAATATTATAGTTTGGCAAGGAGTATTTAGAAGAAGCTTTGTACAAGTAAAGCAAGGCGCCCTGGTTACATAGCAAATAGCTATTTTACTTTTATCCTTACATTGCAGAAGTGCATTTTGTTCAGCATGAACTGCTTTACATCCAGTAAAGTCTGAGGCTTTCTTATTTTTTGGTACGCTGCATATTTCCAAGTCTACGCAGTGATGTAATCCAGATGGTGCACCATTGTATCCAGTTGATAGAATATGATAATTACTATCAACTAGGACACAACCAACTTTATGGCGTAAACAAGTAGAACGCTCTGCTACCAGTCTAGCCATTTTTTTAAAGTAAGTATTCTTATCAATTCGGTTCATATTTTTCTATCTCTTTCTGAAGACTTTCTTTTGTTAATGGTTTACCACAACACATTTTTCCTTGATTACATTTGCCGTTTACTATGCAACTTGGCCCCATTAAGGATATTAATTCCGGAATATGTTCTTTTGCTACTGCATATATCTTAAGTGCCATTATATACATTTCAAGAACATTGCGCCTACAAAGTCGTGTTAAAAAGAAACGCATCAGTGACCGTGCATTTGCTTTAAAAAGAATATTATATGAAGTTGCAACTGGTAGCCACATCCTAGCTTCTTCTTTACCAATTATAGCAACTTGTTCTGCATAAGCTTCTTCAAGAATTGCTATTGCATCAAGAACTTTCTGTGGCGGCATTTTGTTAAAGGTGTATCCAAAGCTAATAGCATCTTTATAGTGCTGAGAAGTGGACATCCATGAAGCTATCCGATGTGTGCGAATCTGACGAAGAAGAGCCCCTGATATACCTTTTATAAGAAAAGTAAAATCAACAAATTCTATGACAGTAGTATGATCCATAGACACTATTCTGGATATTCTATCAATCATAGTATCTTCTATATCTTCATCAGATAACTCAATTAGAGCATCAATATCTACGTCTATTGACATTGGAAGATCAGCAGCTATTTTAAGCATAGCCATTGGATTTTCTGTTGCTCTAAGAAGGTGTACTTCAATATCGGAATAAAATTTTATTTCCATAATGACCTCACAAAAGGTAACGCTTGACTTTTTGATAGTTTAGGCTCATTTAAATGGCCTATAATTCTTTTTGCATAATAATCAAGCTTAAAGCTATCTACAAAAAGATCATATAAGTATACTGCAGGATCAAACCGAAGACCATTTGAAGCCATTTTGTTAAGAAAATTATTGTTATTTAACTTTACACCTGTCCAATATGCATCTTTGTATAAAGAATAGATATTAGCCATACTTTCCATATTAGGGTACATTTCAGTTCTAGTATCTATTAATTTTTTATAAAGTGACATATACTTAATAAAATTGTCTGGTAAACAAAAGATATAAAGCCCTCCAAAAAAACGTAAAACCTCATCTAACTTTTCACCTAAGTTTGGCCAAGTAGAACCTTGACGAAATACTTCACCATATATAGCTTCAGAAATCCACCATCTATCTATTACTACAAGCCTATCATTCATTATAGCTTTTGTTAAAGCTATACGAATAATGGCTTTTTGATAAATGTCATGATACTTACGGAATCGATATGTAGTATGCAAATATATTGCATTGTAATACTCCTGAAAATACTTTGCCAAAGTAGTTTTACCAGAGCCATCAGGCCCTTCTAGAACTATAATCATAAGGCCACCTTAATTTATGAGAATAATTTATCTAGCATATTGGTCTGTACAGATTCCTTATAACTTATAAATTCTTGTACAAGATCAACTAATACTGGAGGAGTCCAGCCTTCTGGTTTTTTAAGATCAATAGCAAAGCCTCTCTTGCTATCTTCTGCAGACTCACAGCGTACTTTTTTCATATTAGCGATCCATACGCGTAAGTATGCCTCTTCAAATACTGAGTGCTTTACTTGTCCAGCATTATCCTTATATTCATCGCCAACCATTCCAGGTATTATAATAGAAGGAGTAGTGCTGAAAAAACCTAAAAGCTGAATTGTTCCGAGGAGTACCACCTGAAGATCAACCAGGGCGTCGAGTATTTGCTCTGGTTCTACTTTATGAAGTGATTCACGAATAGATAAAGTACATTGGCCTTGGTCAGATTGTTCTATATCCAAATCAAAGCCACATGATCTTGATAGCTCAATCAATTCCTCAAGCAGGAAATTAAGGCGCATTTTGAGGTGGTCTTTGTCAAGAAGTGTAGGTTTTTGAGGACAGTCAATTTTGAAATTGGCATAAAACCTTTTCTGTAATTCGATAATGTCTATCATAAAAACTCCGTGAAAGTGAAATTAATCTTGAAAGTCTGATTTATCAATTTGAATATCTAACCCAAAAATAAAAGAACCAAAAAAAAATAAGAAATATAAGAACCAACATTAAAACTACAAAAGTTTTGTCGGTCATCCTATCCATTCTCCCTGTGGTCATTCCACTATTACCGAGTCGATAAGCTCTTGAGAAATTGGTCCGAATGCTTTTATAATGCAGGCTGCAAATCTTTGCATGTTTTCAATATCAACGTAATAATTTTCTGTTGAATATTGACCTTGCTGCTGAAGCTTAAGACCGCCAATTTCAATTACAAACGAACCGCTAAGACTATTATCTGAACATATTATTGGTATTATAGAGTTTCGGCTCGACCTGATAGCTTTGATTATAACAGGTTTTTTAGCATCAAGGGCCTTTTGTCCGCACTCCGCAGCTTCCCTGATTGCTGCTTTTTTTGCCTCAATCTCTTTTACCTTTTCATTTATCGCTTCAATATCAATTAAGCTTTTCATATCTAATCCTTTCATAAATGTGTCTATTTCAATTTCAATACACTTTGCCGAGCGCCGGTCCGGACTCTCCGGTAAACCAGTGTTTGTTCAGACTCAGGCATATCGCCATTTCTCCGCTTCTGCTAAAAGTAAAGCTTTTTGATCAGGTAAAACGTCATTGTTCTCAAGCCATTTTTGCACCCAAGTCAATGGCGTTTCTTCTTTATACGAACTTACGTTAAGATGTATATAAGAAGAAGATTCTCCTATTAATATATACTCTCTTTCAGGAACAACAATGGGGACTAAATCTCCATATTTTTTACGAATAAAATCTCTTTCTTTTTCATCTTTTACTACAACAGCTTTAGTTCCATGAACTTTAAGAAACTCTTTATATTCCATTTCACATACGTCTGCGTATATAGAATCTTTTGCATAATGAAAAATATCAGTATAATACTGAACATCTGGCGCATTCTTTTGCAGCATATCAAAAACCTTTTTCGAGTATTCTTCTTGTTGATCTGTGCTTAATACTTCGTCTATATAGCGCCAAATAGTAGAGGTTCGCCAGGTTAAGTTGTAAGAATCTACTTTATTTCTATCTCTATTAAGAGATATCTTATCTGGAGGAATATTGTAACCGTATTCAAGTCCTTCGTATGAACATACGTATAGACCGTTACAAAATATTTTACTCTTGAAACGAGGATCTAAAAGAATTGTCCCTTCATCATTAACCTTTAAAGAAGGGGTATTAGGATAAAAAAGAAGGCATTTTTCTTGAAAATCGGAGTATTGCCCTGGTGTTACACCATCTATTATATAGCGTAACCAGCCATCCGTATTTTTGTTTTTCTCTACATCTATCTGTATAATATCGCAGCCAAATGTACGAGATTTTACTATACGGGGAATCCAGACTTCGTTACAATTCTCAATGCGAATTCTGCAGCCTTGGCGCAATAGTACGAGTAAAGCGAGTTTATATCCTTCACCGTATTTACCAATAGTTGTTTTGCCATCCTTAGTTGTTTTACCAAGTAAGAGAGTGCTTTTGTGTAAATACGTGTTAGGGTTGCCAAGGATGAGTCTTCTATCAAAAAACGCATAATTAATATAAAAATTGCTTTCACCAACTGTCTCATTCTCACGATCAATCCCGTTTTGAAACAGTTCACGGAGAGCTTCATTAGAACCCCATTCAGGAACATATTCAGGACTCAAGGTAAGTTGGTAGGATGGCATAGTAATCTCTTTCTCTTTCTGATTGTTTATAAAGCAGACGTACAAGGATTGTACTAAGGACAGTCTGCTATTGCCCTTTCCGGGATTACATTACAAAGTCTAATCCATTGTCAATTGCCCATAGCTCAAGATCTATGAGTACATCTTCATAGGTCTCAATATCTGAACAACTCTCTAATGTATTAATAATATGCTCAAGTTGTTCAGAATCTGCAGTTAATGGAAGAATCTCACTTTTTAATTGTGAGGCAATCTTTTTTGCTTTTTCCTGAGTAGATTCAGGCGAGTTATTGATAACACTTATTTTGATACTTTTAACTGGTAACATGAAAAGCTCCTGAAAAAATAAGCTAATGCTTTATTAAAATATTTTATGGCACTTCCAATAAAAACTACTTTGTGTATAATTTTTTAGTCAATAGCCTCCTTAGTTATATCCTGTCTGTTTTCACGGCCTATTCTGATAGCTTCTTTTTCCAATATTTGCAACCCAGAATTAATAGTTCTAAAGAACCTCCAATACTCCCTGGCATTGTCCTTTGTCATAGGTTCTTTTCTCAATTTTGCATTGAGCTGACGTTCAAATTTTAATGCTTCTTCATAACCGTTTTTCATTTAACACCTTCCCTTTCCACCGCATTTTGGACAAAGGTCTGTTTCAGTTGTTATTTGAGTTACTCCAGCACCATGTTGAATTACCTTATAAGGAATATTTCTTTTTAATAAAGCATTGATGATAAAGCGCTTTACAACATTGTCTGAGCTAGTATAAGAATACACTGGTTTTATAAGCCCAGTATCATTTTTCACTGCTTCTATTTTTCTTATTTGCTCATTTACCCAATGGTCTTGTAGACGTGTTGGCATTATTTATTTCCTCCAGGTAATTGTATAAGTCGTAAAGTCTTGGGTGTAATCCATTTTGATTCTAAAACGCCAATCAATGTCTTTAAGGCGTTTCTTAATAGCCAGGGCTTCTTCTTTATTTATAACGAACCTAACCATTATCAAATTTTCTCCTCTAAAAGAGGCCTGCTGAGCTCTATATAGAATATCTTCTATAGCTCTTCTTACTTCCACATTTGATGTGTTATAAGAAATAGCTCTAAGTTCTTTAACTGTGGAAGCACAGCTATTAAGAGCTAGCAGAATTGCTACAGCAATAAGAAGTTTTCTTTTCATATTCTAGTCCTTTCTAATTACTATAGAGTAATATACTTCTCTTTCATAATTCACTCCTTAGCTTCTTATAAAGTTGCAGATTGTGCATTGATATACTTTATGATTCCTTGGCCCTATGAAAGAGAACAAAGTGCAAAACATCCACGCGGGTATTGCTATAAAGATATTAATAAGTAAAACAAAAGGCAATAGCAATAAGCCAAGTAATGGTAGCTTAAAGCATAAGAATAATGCACTATAAGCTATAACTCCTATTTTATATGAACTATAGCCAAAGGTTGTTAACCTATGTATTGCATGAAACTGCTGTTTTTCACATTGCTCACAGTATAGGCGTAATTCTCTCGTCATTTTGTAAGCTCCTGTACTTTCTTATCAACCTCTCGCATAGTGCTTTCAGCCAGGGTGGCGATATATGGATGCTCTGGCTTTTCAAGCTTTAAATAAGCACAAGCAGTTACAAAACCGTCCATCCATTTGCTTAACTCCTCTGATGCTTTCTTATAGCCAGCATTCAGAATAATAAGGCGACGTACTAATTCGCCTTTGCCTAATGTCTTTAGCTGTGTCATTTGGCTCATTGTGCACTCCAAAATTTGAATGTTTCACTGCATACTTGTTCTCTACTCGCTATCTCATTAGCAGTAGCCTTCATTCTTGTATCGCCCAGGGCTTTACATTCTGACCGTTTTACTGTACAATAATCGCATCTACAAAATAGCCTATTCATAGCTAATTTTCTTACTAACTTTCATTATACTACCTCCATATTAAATAAAATTGGCGAGAGCAGTTAAACCAAGCCTTACACCCTTGTATCATTTACCTGGTTCACTTACTCTCAGGCCCCATACCCCATGCCAATAGTTAATCTTTTAGCCACTTCTCTTTTTATTTCTTTTTCCCTCCCTGAAATTGTTAAATAGTAAAGTGCTCGTGTCTTACTTTTATAGGGCTTGCCTTTTTTGTTTTTAGGCAATTTTTCACAATCTATTCTTTCATTTACCTGTTTAACCAATAGATCATAGCTTTTCTTTAATACAAGCTTGCGTTTACGCCTATGAATTAATGGCTTATTAAGTTTACTTCTCTTCATACTATCGCATTCTTATATTTGTTAAAATGCTCCTTTAATTTTGCAAAGTCTTGCATATTCTGTGTTTCTAAGAACGTTTCTATAAGATCTACAAGCTTCTTTCTTATATCTATTACTTCCTTATTATCGTAGATTTCACTTATCTTTTTATTGTTCGCTGTTAATGACTGTACGATACCCTCAATACGGTCAATTATACTAACGCTCATGTAGTTACCTTCCAGAGCTTTGTATAGCGTTGTTTTAGCTATACCTAATTCCTTTTCATAGCGTCTATAAAATTCTGCTATGTTATTGTAACTAACATAATTTATGAGGTTTATAGTACCCATGGATAAACGATCTTTTTTCTCTTTCATAAGTTTTAATCTCCTATTATAATAAAACTTAGCTTTACTATAATATAGTATATTGGTTTACCAAAAGTAACTCATTTTTTATATAATTATTTAGCCAATATTATTTTATAAAAGCTAAATTTGTATACTATGTAATTATTTAGCATATTTTCAAGTATTTGTTGCTATATACAAAATTAGTACAACTCTTGAAGAATTTTGTACATTTGTAAATATTTGACTAAAAACCGTTTGCAAATGTTATAGGTGCTTTTTGCATAAGTCTTTAAAAATCAATATATTAGAGCTTTACAAGCACCAATACCGATGTAACTATATTATAAATCAATAAGTTACGGCGATTTACAATAGTGAATTTTCTCCGTTTGTTCAATCTCCAGTGCTCTGTTGTTAAGCAAAATAACAAGCGATAATATCTGGATAATAATGTAAGTCCTTACATTTTATGCAGTTATGTATTGCTAGTTTGCAAAAGGAAAAGCTGTTTTTTATTGGGGGTTAGCTGACACCCTGATAAAAAAGCAACAAATGTTTGTTCGTGGATACAAACTTTACTTATCTTTTGTTAAGATTTTTATAAGTCATTGATTTTTATGGCTTATATTTGCGAATTGTGCATAAGTCGTTGATTTATAATGGCTTATGGATTTTTTGACAATTTGTAAGTATCCAGAGAGCTAAATAAGTCGCCAAAAAGGTATTGGCTTGAAGTTTACTAATGGAAGTGCTAATGCCACTTTTTACTTTTTTGAGTATTCAAAACGTGGTTGTTTGCAGGTGATAATTTTATAAATAGGCCTAAGTGCTTGCTACTCATAGCTTTATACGCTAATACCGACATAAGTCTATATATAACAAGCACTTATGCAACAAAATAAAAGTAATTATCGAAAACAGCTGCTCAGAGAAAGCAGAAAATGTTGACTCATGTCAATATCTGTTGTCCCAAACAGGTCATTTTTAAAAATGCAGACTATATGCTTATTGCAAGTTAATTACTTAATTGTAAATGCTCTGGTTTTATCCTTGAAAGGTGCTTTTTTAATTGCTGTAGGAGGGTTTGGCTGGCGCGCGGGACACACACAAAAGGCCAACACCCGCCCTCCCTTGGCAATATTCCTACCCGAAAATGTCAAAGATCTATCCTTCAATCAATCAATCAAATTCCTCAAAGTAGATGATTGCGATTGGTACAAGGTCACTATTTAATTCCTCAATAGATACTTTTAAAGTATCAAGATACCTTTTTTGTGCTTCAGGGGTTAAATCCCTAAAATAAATCTCAAATGTTTTCATAAGGCTCCTTTTCAAGGTTTAGCTCTACAGTTTCGGCTGTTACACTCTGGATACAGATACTTATCCATGAACATTCTTCACATTTACCTGTACAATTCATGATTACCTCAAACTATTCGTATTGGGCCAAAAACCGAAAGTCCCTGGCTGTATGCTCAAGAATAATAGCCCTATATTCAAGAGCCTTATCATAATCACCGCCTGTCTTCATTTCATTTAGAGCTATTGAAGAGGCAGCTATCACATCATTAAGACCATGAGTTGTGATTAAAGTTCTCATTGCACTAATGAGCTCATTGTTATTAAATGATTCACGAGTTAGTGGTTTGTTCATCTTTAACTCCTGTCCAATAGATTTTAGTTTTACCGGAAAGCACTTTAGCATTGTGCTTTTTTACTTGATTAGACTTCTGAATTGAAGGAGTATAATTGCGGACTCCGGGGATATCCCGATCATAGGAGAGTTGCATAATTAAACCTTTCTAAACTTTCTAAGAGGCATTCCGGCCATCATCGGTTACCGTTTTACGGTAAGACACTCCCGAAGGAGTGTTTCGGCCTGCAGGAATTTTTACTTTTTCATCAATCCAAGAGGAGTGAGAACTTGCGATTTGTACCATGCGAAGTTGTCCCAGACGTCGCCAACACAAGGATAACCTTCGAGCTTGGCCAAGATTTCTTCTTTGGTCATTTCAATTTCTGTACCTTCCGGAGCATCGCCAATAAGAATTGTTACGAGTAATTTTGCCTGGTATGAAAGATTTTTGCCATTGGCCATTTTGATTTCTTCCGGTTTTTTACCGTTGGAAACAAACACATATTTCTTGCCAGAAACCACTTTGACGCCTTCAATCAAAGCTTTGAGCTCTTTCTCTGCAGTCTTTAGACTTTTTCTCTGATTTTTCAGAGCTTCTGTTGCGGCTTTGATTGCTTCTTCAAGACCGGCAATTTCGGCTCTTTTTGCTTTGACTTCCTCAGACTCTTCTTTTACTTCCTCTACAGGAGCTTCATTGACCGGAGCTTCATTGACTGGAGTTTCAACAACTTCTGTTCCGAGGTCATTGGACTGTTCTTCAACTGCTGCTTTGTTCTTCTTGCTCATAAGAGCCTCCTTTAAGTTAAGTGAACGTTTGATTTCATACTCGCTACATATATAATATAGCTAATTTTTTATTATCGTAGGTATAGATTGACTAAATATTTATATTATTTTTTATTTCCTAACTTATTGATTTTTATATACTTATGCTATTCTTTGTCAATAAGCCGAAAATATTTTATTTTTCCTTTCTATTAAATGTTAAGCCATCTTCAGTAACCGCATAACGGTTAGACTGTCTCATATCGAGACAGTTTCGGCCTTTTTATTTTTTCACAACCTTTCTTTAGATTGTTTTACAGGCAATAGTGGCATCTTTATAAATATGAGACCTAATTTCGAGCTTTTCTTTAAGGTCTTTATTTTTAGCCTCTTTAGCTCTTTCTAATAGAATTTGAGCAATAGTTTCAACTATTTGGTCAGAACCAAATTCATCTATTAAAGCTTCAATAAGTTGTTTTTTCATAAGTAATCTTTCTGTTAGTGTTTATACTCACGTTCTATATATAATATAATATATTTTCAAGAAAAAGTAAACAATTATTTTAATTATTTTTAGTTATTTTTGAAAGATATTCTAATATTTCTTCTTCATTATCACTTGCAAATAGTAGTTCTGCTGTTTTTTCTTCTTCATTTATAAAGCTTACTTTCAAGAATTCATAAGTTGAATTATCTTCATTTTCAAAGAGATAAATATCGTTTGTTAGTTTCCATGTTCTATAAATCCAGTCTGCACTTAAACCTAACATTTGATAGTTCTCAAGTCTTGATTCTAATTTCTCTTTCTCTTTACACATGATAGTAACCTTTCTGTTAGTGTTCATACTCACGTTATATATTATATAATATAATATATTTTTTCTATCATAGTGTAATTATTTATATATTTTTTGTCAGTTGACAGTGGATAATTAGATGACTGACAAAGAATAAAATATCTGTTGACAAGGGGAGGGCACCCCAGGCCTGGGATCCCCCACCGGCCCGCAGCCCTATGCTAAATCTAAAATTTTTTTCCTAAAAAAATCTCAAAAAACTTTTAAAAACTCATTTTAACCGGTTAAATAGCTCGATAGGCACGATTCGATATCTTAGGCATATAAAACGCCTACCGCGAAAATCAAGGTACCTTAAAACGCGTTTAAACGCTAAGGTTTATTATTTGTTAACTAAAATAGTAGCCAGTGATACAA